AAGAGGGCTACCTCGTAAACGTAAGCCCAAAGAACCTAGAATATATTTTACTCAAGATACTGAAGATGCTATCGTGGAATATCTTATTACCACCGATATAGCTGAACGTAATCGCATTTATAATGATCGTATTAAATATGGTTTTTATAAATTAGCCGAGAATATTATTCATACATTTAAGTTTTATTATACCGATACTGATACAATTGAAGAATTAAAACATGAGGTAATTACATTTCTTCTTGAAAAACTACATTTATATAAATCTGAGAAGGGTAAGGCATTTTCTTATTTTGGAACAATTGCTAAACGTTATTTAATTGTATATAACGAGAACAATTATAAAAAGTTACAAGAGAAGGCTGATATAGACGAATTAGATGAAGATAAAACTCATTTACATGAATCAATGGATGCTATAGATGAATTACATTCACCAAATCTATTTATCAACCAGTATATTAAGTATATTGACAAGCATATTCACACATTATTTCCCAAACAACATGATGCCCAGACGGCTGATGCTATTATTGAATTATTTCGTAAGCGTGAGACGCTAGAAATATTTAATAAAAAGGCTTTATACATTTATATTCGCGAGATGACAGATGTATCCACTCCTCAGATTACTAAAATTATTAAGAAGTTAGATATATTGCGTACTCGATTATATAATGAATATTATGATCATGGGTATATAAAGATTTAATTACTTATATTTATACGTAAACGCATTTTATGGCTAATTTTGACGACGTAACTGTATTTGATGGTATGTCTTTATCGGATTTATTTAAGAAAATACACAAGAATAATAAAGATATTGATAAACAAATTGGTGAATTTATTGAAACAATGAAACCTATGGCAACATCTAACGCGGGTTCCGCGGTAATGTTAATGCCTACTGTTAAAGATTTAATTGATGTTAATGTAAAAAATAATGAACAGTTAATTAAAATGGCAGCTATTGCGCAACGTGCAGCAACTGTTAATAACAATGTAGGACAGGATTTAATTAACATGGATGAAATTACTGCTTTATTAGAAGAGCAAAAATCAATAGAGGAAGAAGGAAAAAAGTTATTAGAACAAGCTCCTCAAAAACCACAATTACAATACGAAACTATTAAGTAATGTCTTTTACAACAAGAACAGGTATAAGTAGTCAAACTGTAGGTACTAGTAAATCATCTACAACTTCTGCAATCCCACAATTACCTCCTTTACAGGTAGGTAAGGTAATGGGTGTTGTTACAACTAAGAATACTCCTACATTTGAACAATTTGAAAAAGCTGGTAGTTATGATGGTGTTGGAACTATCTATTTTAGAAATTATAATAATTCTAAAAATATAGATCCCCCAAGAGATGCTCAAGATAAAGATAAATTTTTTAAGGCATGTGATATAGCTAAACCTTTATTTCCTAATATGTTTTATTATCCATTATTAGGAGAATTGGTGTACATACTTGAAGGATTACCATCCCCATCAGCTCAAAATAATCCAGGAGCTAACCAAAAATACTATATTACTACTATAAATTTATGGAATGATGTTCAAACAAATGCACAAACTCAAGATGCAAAAGCACCATTAGGTAAATATTTTACAGAAAGTTCTAATATAAAAAAATTATTAAATTTTGAAGGTGATTGTATAATTCAAGGAAGAAGAGGAAATTCTATTCGTTTTGGATCTACTTCAAGAGTAGTTGGGGATTTAAATGAATGGAGTGATATAGGAAAAGAAGGAAATCCTATTACTATTATATCTAATGGACATTCTTATAATATAAAAAGAGAATATTATTTAGAACAAATAAACAAAGATGCTTCTTCTATTTATTTAACATCTAACCAAAGTATTCCTTTAGTTACAAATAATATTCCTATTAATCCAATTACTTCCCCTACAGTTCCTTCTTCTTATTTAAAGGCTCAAGTAATAATAAATTCAGATAGAGTAATATTAAGTACTAAAAAAGATGATATAATGTTACTTGCTTATACTAACGTAGAAATAGGAGCTAATAATATAATTAATTTAAATGCTAATACATCTATTCATTTAAATATAAAACCTCCTAAAATTTCAACATCCTCTATAGTAGGACCTACTCCATTAATATTACTAGGAACAAAATCAAATAATACTCCCCCAGATGAACCTGTATTATTAGGAGGTAAAACAGCTACTTTCTTATTATCTCTTTTAACAGCACTAGATGCATTTGCACTTTCACTTACGGCTACATCTACAAATTCTGAAGGAAGTCCATTAGCTAAAGTACAAGGCTCAGCAGAAGCTTTACAAACTCAATTAAAGCCTCTTTATGATAAGATATTAACATTAAAGTCTAACTATACATTTACTATATAATGCCTGCTGATTTAAAATCAAATATATCATCCTTTGTTCCCTCTGAAGTAAATAATACTTTATCTAGGGTAAATGATCCAAAAGCATTTGGACAACAGATATTAGATAAAACTAAAGATAAAGTTGTAAGTGCTGCTTTAGGATATGTTCAAAAATTAAAGGATGAAATTGAAAGAACTATTGCTGCTAAAATTGAATTAGAAACAACTCACATTAAAAATTTATATAATTTAGCTCAAAAAGTAATTCCTAAAACAACTTATGATTTTGGTAGAATAATAGAAACACCTGCTGAGTTAACTGATGAAGAATATCAAGCAGAACTTTCTTTAGAAAATTCTTCATATGAAAAAGAAAAAAAGATTATTAATGAAAATTTAGCTGGTTTAGAAAAAAGATTAAAAGATATTATATTAGATCCTTATAAAGATGCTAAAGAAAAATATTTAAAATTTAAAACAGATATAGCTGGAAGAAAATTAAATAGAGAATCTTTAAAATCTCTTTATAAATCTGAAAAAGTTCAACAATTAAAGAAAAATATTTTTAAAACTTTAGTTGTAATTTCTTCTACTTTATTAACAGAACAATTAATTAAAGTTATAGCTGATAGTGCTAGTTTACAAGAATTAGTAGATAAAACTAATGATATTATAGATGCTGCTGAAACATTAGATCAATTAAATCAAGCAAGAATAGCTCGAAATGGATGTATTAATAGAATTAATCAACAAGAAGCTAAAATTAGAGCTATATTAAGTATATTAAATACTTTAAATGTTATATTGACTGTGTTTGGTATATTAGTAGCCTTATTAAATTTAATTCCTGGTTTTCCTGCTCCTGTTGCTAAAAAACTTGCCACATTGTGGGTTAGTGCTAAACAAATTCGTGATGGTATTGGAGTAACATTATCTATATTAATACCTATGCTACAATCAGCTATCTTTATTTTAGAAGATTTAAAAAATCAATTACGTCAAATCAATGAAAGAATTGAAGAAAAAACTTTACAATTATTAAATGACGATGAATTATCTAGTTATTTAGGAGGAATTATAAATTCAAGTGAAGATCCATCATGTGATACAAATCGTTTCCCAGGTGAAATTGATCAAGATTATTATAATAGATTACGTCGTTCAACATGTATTAAAAATTTGTTAGCTAAACAAAATCCAACTGCAAATCCATTAGATTTAAGTAATGCTGGTATATTAAATTTGGCTCAACAAATTACACCTCCAAATTCAAATGATTTTGGTACTTATAAAGGATTTAGATTTGTTATTAAAGAAGAAAATGATCCTAAATTTGTAGTTAGAGGAAATAAACGCCACTATGCCGTAGCTATTAATACTCGAGAAGTAGAACAAGTAAAAAGTGATTTATCATTTACATTAGACCCACAACAATTAGTAAACCAATTGAAATTTATTATCGATCAACAAAATTTACAAGGATAAAATATTTATAACTATGAACATCAAAGTATTTAAAAGATTAATTAAAGAAGCGGTAATTGATGCAATGCACGAAGAATTACCAGAAATTTTAAATGAAGTAATGGCTCGTCAAAATAAAACAGCCTTAACTGAAAGTAAAACAATGAGTTTTACTAGTGCTAATGTACCTACTATCCCATTATCTAATGGTGTGCGTAGTCAATTAGCATCCCAAATGGGTGAAGCATTTGGTTTTCAACAACCTACTAGTAAATTAGCAGTAATCGACGCTGTTGACGAAAGTACAGGTGAAAAATTAAATCCATTTGCTGCTTTTATTGCAGATGCTGCTAATAATATGACTGCTCAGGACAAATCAGGGTTAAGACAATTAGATTAATATGCCAATACCTCAAACAATACGTGTAAATCCGTTAGATTTACAAAAGAATATTGTGATTGGGGTATCATTACCTTTTAATGCTGCTGGTGTATTTAATAAAACATACAGTACAAAAGATCAAATTAAGTCAAATTTAATTAATTTGTTATTAACTGATAAGGGTGAACGTATAATGAATCCTGAATTTGGAGCTGATGTTAGAAGATCATTATTTGATAATATAACTGAAAGCAATAATGAAATTTTAAGATTAAAAATAATAGAGGCTATTAATATTTTTATTCCTGAAATACAATTAGAAAGTGTTGATATAATACCAGATTTTGATTATAATACTTTAAATATAACTATAAATTATAGTTTATTAATTTCTAATACGCCCGATCAAGTAACTGTACAATTCCAATAATAATGACTCAAGATAAAAACATATCATATTTAAATAAAGATTTTAGTGATTTTAAATCTAATTTAATTAATTACGCTAAAACATATTTCCCAACAGCTTATAATGATTTTTCAGATGCTAATCCAGGAGCTATGTTTATTGAAATGGCTTCTTATGTTGGTGATGTAATGTCATTTTATCTTGATACTCAAATTCAAGAAAACTATTTATTATACGCTAAAGAAAAAGAAAATTTATACGCTTTATCATATACATTAGGTTACCGTCCTAAAGCATCTTATGCTTCTACTACAGTAAACGATATATTTCAACTAATGCCTGTATTACCTGGATCTAATCCTTCTATTCCAGATACTACTTATGGTTTAATTATTCCTGCTAATACTCAAATATCCTCTACTTCTACAACAACAAAGTTTTTAACAACACAAGAAGTAGATTTTACAGATACAGGAAGTGCAACTATTACTTTTTATAATTCTGATTATTATTTAGTAAAAAAATCAGTTCCTGTTATATCTGCTGAAATAAAAACCACAACATTTAGTTTTAGTAATCCTCAAAAATTTTCAACTGTTAACGTAACAGATACTAACATATTACAAATATTAGATATAACAGATAGTGATGGAAATATATGGTATGAAGTTCCTTATCTAGCACAATCTACAGTTTATGATAAGGTTTCAAATCCTTCTTATTCTACAGATAGTGTTCCTTATTTAATGAGATTAAGACGTGTACCACGTAGATTTGTTTCAAGACTTTTATCTGATGGTACTTTACAATTAGAGTTTGGAGCTGGTGTTTCTAATAAATCTGATGATAATATAATACCAACTCCTGATAATATTCAGTTAGGTTTAGTACCAGGAATATCAAATTTATTAAATAATTACAATCAAACATCTATATTTTATACTCAAGAATATGGTTTAGCTCCATCAAATACAACATTAACAGTAAGATATTTAGTAGGGGGTGGAATTACTTCAAATATACCTGCTAATGATTTAATAAATATAAGTACAACAGGCACTTACTTTAAATCAGGATATTCAACAACAACTTATGCTGATATAGTAAATAGCGTAGCAACTGCTAACCCAAATCCATCTTCAGGTGGTAGAAATGGTGATGAAATTGAAGAAATTAGAAATAATGCTTTATATGCTCATTCATCTCAATTACGTGCTGTAACTAAAAATGATTATATTGT